ACAAAGCTAAACTACGAACCAAATACGAAAAATTAAAAAATCAAGAAGATTAAAATAAATACACACTTTGTGTGATATTTTTTCAGTTTGTTATATTTATATATACGAAACTAAATACACTATGAACACTCGTTCAATCATATAGTGTAAATCAATAAAACTATATTATAGTTCCAAATAACTATATTGAATCCAAACGGAGATTATAAAATGGATGATTTATTAAGAGAGGCTATCGCAGATGCAAAGGCAGTTAGAGAAACAGCATTAGCAAACGCAAAGATAGCACTTGAAGAAGCATTCACACCACGCTTGCAATCTATGTTGTCAAAGAAAATCGCATCAGAAGTAGAAGATTCTGATGAGGAAATGGACGCAGAAGAAGAAATGGAAGATTCAGAAGAAATGAGAATGGACACTGAAGAAGAAATGGAAGACTCTGAAGAAATGAGAGACGCAGAAGAAATGGAAGACGCAGAAGAAATGAGAGATGCGGAAGAAATGGAAGATGCCGAGGAAGAAATGAGAGACGCTGAAGAAGATGAGGAAATGGACGAATCTGAAGATAAAGAAGAAACTGAAGACTCAGAAGAAATGAGAGAAGAAGAAGACGCTGAAGAAGATGAGGAAATAGACGAAATGGAAGATAAGGAAGAGGACGAACTTGACCTTGAATCCGTATTAGCAGAACTTGAAAAAGACCTTGACGACGAGGACCAAGTTGACGAAATGGAAGATAAAGATGAAGAAGATAAAGTAGACGAAGTCGAAGATAAAGAAGAAGACGACAAAGTAGACGAAAATGATGTATCATCTGATATCGGAAAATCAGACAACAAGGTTAATCCAAAAGCAAATGATTCAACAGGTGCAGGACAAGGACCAGAAGGTGAAGGTTCAGACAAAAAAGCAGGAACCGAACTTGGCGACCACACAATCGTTAAAGAAGAGGAAGACGCTGAAGAATCTGACCTTGACTTAGATGAAGTCTTAAAAGCACTTACTGAAGAAGAAGATGCCGAGGAAGCAGACACAAAAGTGGATGAACTTCAAAAAGAAATAAAAGAGTATCGTAAAGTAGTAAACTTTATGAGAAAAAACTTAAACGAAGTTAATCTCTTGAATGCAAAACTATTGTTCTCAAACAAATTGTTTAGAGCATTTGGACTAAACAACAACCAGAAATTAAAAGTTGTTGAAACATTTGACAGAACTAAGAACTTAAGGGAAGTTAAATTGGTTTATGCTACATTAGCAGAATCATTTAAAAGACCAGGTAAACTAAGTGAGTCAGTGAAAAAAGGTTCAAGTTCTAAACCAACTCGTTCTACAAAACCAGCGAAAGCACAGGTATTGTCAGAAGGACAGGAACTAAAAGCAAGATTCAAGAAATTAGCAAATATACTTTAATAGTTAGGAGACTAAAAAATGAGTAAATTAAATTCAATCGAAAAGTTGATGGATGGATATAATCCACAACGTCAATTGCTTGAACAAACTCGTCAATTAGTTAAGAAATGGGAACCAACAGGCCTTTTAGAAGGTCTTGAGGACGAAAATAAAAGACACGGAATGGCAGTCCTACTTGAAAATCAAGCAGGTCAGTTAATCCAAGAAGCATCAGTTACTGGTGGACAAAACGCAGAAGAGTGGAGCGGTGTAGCTTTACCATTAGTTCGTAGAATTTTTGGTGAAATCGCAGCACAGGATTTTGTATCAGTTCAACCAATGAACTTACCTTCAGGTCTTATATTCTATCTTGACTTCAAATACGGTACAGACCAAACAGCTAATCATACAGAAAACTCAGATGTATATGGTAATACATCAGGTTCTGGTGACGCTAGTGGTGGTTTGTATGGTGCAGGTAAATTCGGATATTCAATAAATGACCAAACTAAAACCGGTTTAACAATCGGTGCAAGTGCTAATGGTTCAAACTTTAGCACAGGTTCAGTAGATTGGGAAGACGTTGATTATGAAGGAGACCTATCAGCATCACAAGCAATTGCAGACACTGCAGACGACGCACTTCTTAAAGTGAATGTCGCAGACGCAGCACTTTCAGGACTAGACAAAGATGGAGTGAGAGCATTCACAATATCAGGTTCTGGTTTTGATGAGTTTTTCCCTGCATACACAAAACATAGTGCAACTTCAGCAGAAACTACATTTATTGTAAGAAAAGCTGGAACAGGTGCACCGATTAATGCAGTGGTTAAATTCCACAAACAACCAGCAACAGACTATTCAAGAACTGACTTCGAGGCAACAGCAGCTAACATTGATGCTAACCCAGAAGACAGTATCGACATTCCTGAACTAGATATTGCATTAAAGAGTATTCCGATAATCGCGAAAACTCGTAAGTTAAAAGCAGTCTGGACTCCAGAACTTGCTCAAGACTTAAACGCATATCATTCAGTTGACGCTGAAGCAGAACTAACATCACTATTAAGTGAATATATTTCAATGGAAATTGATTTAGAAATACTTGATATGTTGATGAGTGGTGCTTCCGCTAAAACCGAATATTGGTCAGCAAGAGTTGGTTTCGAGCATGACGCCGTAAACAACACTTTCACCCAATCATCAGGTGAGTCAAATGCATATGTAAAAGGAACTTGGTTCCAAACACTTGGAAACAAGATACAAGCAGTATCTAACGCTATCCACCAGAAAACTCTAAGAGGAGGTGCAAACTTCTTAGTTGTTTCACCAGAAACAGCAACAATCATAGAGTCAATTCCTGGATACGCAGCAGACACAACAGGTGAGGCTACATCAAATCAGTTCGCAATGGGCGTTCAGAAAGTTGGAGCACTTAATAACAGATTCACAGTGTATAAAAACCCATATATGTTAGAAAATAGCATACTTGTCGGTTTCAGAGGAAGTAATTTCTTAGAAACTGGAGCGGTTTATTCACCATATGTTCCGTTAATTATGACACCACTTGTCTACGACCCTAAAAACTTCACACCAAGAAAAGGTGTGATGACAAGATACGCCAAGAAGATGGTTCGTCCAGAATTCTATGGTAAAGTCGTAGTCGCTGATGTAAATTATGTTTAATGATTAATTAATTAATTATTATTACTAATTGACTAATAAGAAAAACCCCCATTAATTTGGGGGTTTTTTCGTTATGTTATATTTATTATTGTATATACAATAGACTATTAATAGGAGAATTTTAATGGCTCAAGAAGCAATATGGCCAGGTAGTGGTTCTGCAATCCACCAGGATAGTGGCTCTACACCATTTGGGTTATATGACACCGACACAGAATTTCAAACTGAAGGACCACAAGTAGCAAAATGGTGTGCTCAACGACTTGGATATCCAATTATGGATGTTGAACTTCAAGACTCACAATTTTATGCTTGTTTAGAGGAATCAGTTTCAGAATATAGTGCACAAGTAAATCAATTTAACATTCGTGATAACTTATTACACTTAAAAGGTCAATCTACAAGTTCAAACTTTACTCATACGAGAGTAAAAGCAGGTTTATCTGAAAATGTTTTTATTTCAGAAGAATATGGACAAGAAGCACAAGTTGGTGGTAATGTAGAGTTTAAAAGAACTGCAGTTTCAGTTAATTCAGGAAGTCAAGTTTATGACTTAAATGCATTAGTTAGTGATGTAAGTGAGTCTGGAAAGTCCATTGAGGTCAAAAGAGTTCATTATGAGTCAAGACCAGCAGTAACAAGATACTTTGACCCATACGCGTCAACAGGATTCGGAACATACAATATGTTGGACGGAATGGGGTTTGGTAGTTATTCACCAGCAATTACTTTCGTATTACAACCAATCTATGCAGATTTGTTAAGAGTTCAGGCAATTGAGTTTAACGACCAGATAAGAAAATCAGCATATTCATTTGATATTAAGAACAACCAAATGAGAATATTTCCTATTCCAACAACATCAAGTTCAGTTTGGATTGACTATATATTAACGGAAGATAGAGATAATCCGTTAAAAACTCGTTATAGTGGTTCAAGTGATGATACAGTAGTTTCGGATTACTCAAATGTTAATTATGATTTTATGACTTATTCAAACATCAATGATGTGGGTAAACAATGGATTAGAAAATACACATTAGCATTATCAAAAGAGTTATTAGGTATTGTTCGTTCTAAATACGGAACCATTCCTATTCCAAATTCAGAAGTTTCACTAGATGGGGACACATTGAGGTCGGAAGCTGCAGCAGAAAAAGAACAATTAGTAGAACAATTGAGAGAAAACTTAGAACAAACAAGTCGTAAGGCACTATTTGAAGCTCAAAGGGATGAGAGTGATGCTCAACAAGAAACACTTCGTAAAGTTCCTTACCCAGTTTACATAGGATAACAAAATGGCACAGAGATATTATGGAGCAAAAGATTTAGCAACCTTTGAAAAGTTCAATAGAGAACTCATAGGTGAACCAAATATTGATGATTGCGGAATAATAGACCAGTTCATAATTCTTTATAGAACTTCAGTATATGATACAGAAACAAATATGTATGGTGAAGCATCAGAAGGTAAAGTCTATAAGCAAGGGGTAAAACTTCCGTGTATTGTTGATGCTGAAGACTTTGAGTTTGATATTAGTGAGTTTGGTGCCGACAATAGACAAAATGTTTCATTTGCATTTCAAAGAGCATATCTAGTTGAAGTAAACTTAAAACCGGATATCGGAGATATCATAAAATGGAATGATGGTTATTTCGAAGTAAACACCTATAATGAAAATCAATTAATTGGGGGACAACCAGATAATAGTCATTCAATAATAGTTCAAGCACACTTGACAAGAATGCCAACAACAAACTTAGAAGAATATAGAGGTTTCTAATGAATAGAGCAAAACCCGTTCCAAGAAACCAAAGGATTGATTTCAATCGTGGAACAAAGATAAGTCGTAATTCACCAGGAGTAACCGATGATGTAAAAAATGTATCAGTAGGTTTAATGGATATGGATAGTGCAGTTATGTATTACTTTAATGATGTTATTAAACCAAGTGTCACAGTAAATAATGAGAAAGTAAAAGTTCCTTGTATTTATGGTTCTCCTGAAAAATGGAATCAAGTTTCCAAACACGGATATTTAAGGGATAAAAAGAGACAAATAATAAGTCCATTGATTGTATTTAGAAGAACTGGTATGGAAAGAAATAATAATCTACCAACTGATAAATTAGATGCTAATGACCCTAAATTGTTTTATAGTTTTGAAAAGAAAAATACAAAACATAATAGATTTGATAATAATAACTTAAAACAAATGATTCCTGGTAGAGAATACTATAATGTAGTTATGCCTGACTATATGACACTAACATATGAATTTATAGTTTGGACTTCTTATATAGACCAAATGAACAAACTATTAGAATCTATTAATTATTCAGACGGGGCATATTGGGGTGAACCTAGTAAAATGAGATTTAGAACTCAAATAAATGGATTTCAAGACAGTACTGAAATTGATAATGAAAAAATAATAAAAACAACATTTGATATGACTTTAAATGGATATATGTTACCAGAAACATTTGACAATTATACTACAACACAAAAATATTTTACACCAAAAAAGATTACAATTAGAGAAGAAACTAACAAAAAAATAGAGGATATAGTTAACACATAATAATGGAAAGAAAAAAACCAATACCAAGAAGTCAAAGAAACGAATTTAATCGAGGAAATAAACTTAGTCGTAATACAGATGATGTAAAGAATTTATCAGTTGGTATTATGGATATGGATAGTGCAATTATGTACTATTTTAACGAAGTAATAAAACCATCAGTAGAAATAAATGATGAAAAAGTTAAAGTTCCTTGTATTTACGCATCACCAGAAAGGTGGACACAAGTATCTAAACAAGGTTTTTTGAGGGACAAAAAAAGACAAATTATCACACCGTTAATTGTATTCAAACGAACAGGTATGGAACGAAATGATAACATACCAGTTGATAAATTAGATGCTAATGACCCTAAATTGTTTTATACTTTCCAAAAAAAATACTCACAACAGAATCGTTTTGATAAATTTTCAGTTCAAAAAAATTTAGAACCTAACCGTGAATATTATAATGTGGCAATGCCAGATTATATGACATTGACATATGAATTTATAGTTTGGACTTCTTATATTGAACAGATGAATCGTATAGTTGAAAAGGTTAATTATTCGGATGGCGCATACTGGGGTGAACCGGGTAAAATGAGATTTAAAACTCGTATTGAAAACTTCTCTGATTCAAGTCAAGTAGATGGTGAGAGATTAATAAAAACAACTTTTGGAGTTACCTTAGATGGGTATATTTTACCAGAAACATTTAATAATTATACTACAACACAAAAATACTTAACACCTAAAAAATTAGTAATTAGAGAAAATGTAGACACAAATTTAGAGGAACTGGCCATTGAAGATAAGGGTGGAGATAAGGGTGGTTTTGAAGGTGGAGAATTGACAAAAGATATATTTTCAGTATCAATTTCAAATCCCTTTACACTAGAACAAGGTTTGGGTGTTAGTATATCTAACAATGGGATTGGTTTTGATGGTTCAGCACCATTAACCCAAGAAATATCAATAGGGCAAGATGTTTCAACTAACGCAAATGTTCAGTTCAATACATTAACAACCAATGAGTTAAATATTGGAACAGGGACAACTAAATTTACAGACGGGGGTATTAGTGGTAGTGTGGCCTTAACTGGTTCATTCGTAACATCACAAAGTGCAACAATTCTTGGAGATTTGACTGTAACTGGTAGTTTAGTATCAGACTTACTTATTATACAAGTTACAACTCGTTCAGTAGATTTCTCATCAGGTTCAAATGAATTCGGAGATACACTAGACGATAAACACGAGTTTACGGGTTCAGTAGATATTTCAGGTTCATTTATTTTAAATGGATATTCAATAAATGAAATATCAAATGACTCTACTTTTATTGATGAAAGCCCTACCGCACTCGTAACTGAACAGGCAATAGCAAACTTTAATGTGTCAACTCTAACCACAGATGAAACAACATACTTAAGAAAACAATTTTATAAAACATCATCAGATATAGTTTCTACCAACACTGCAAGTTTTAATGCAATTACAGCATCAGCACCAAGTGGTGTGACAACTACATCAATTAATGACTTTGTATTCTTTATAAATGGTCAATATATGGAACACGATGCAATTGCAATCAGACAAACGGGTTCGGCGTTCCATTTGGAAGTAAATACAACATCAATAGGATATGATTTAGAATCTGATGATGAAATATTAGCAATTGGTAAGTTTGACTCATAGGAAATATAATGTCTGATATTACATTTAAAGTAAATAATCCACTAAAAATTAAATCAGGAACCGGAGTTTCAATATCATCTGATGGAAAGTCTTTTGATGAAAAAGGTTTTGATGGACAACAAAAAGCTGACATTAGGATATCTATTCCACAAGAGGTGGGGACAAACTCAAATGTTGAATTTAATAAAGTATCCTTATCACCAGAAACACTTACAATCGGTACTGGTTCAAGAAAAATAGTTCTTAAAGATGGAATCATATCAGGTAGTTTAAATACTGAAAGTGAATTCATCATTACAGGTAATTATATCCCAGAGGAAGGATTAACTTTTAAAGGTGGATTAAATGCACCAACACAATCATTTGCTGCAACACAAACTACACAATCAAATAATACGGGTTCTACAAAGTTTGGAACCGAAATAGATAGTCATAGACAAAGATTTACAGGTAGTTTAGACTTAACGGGTTCACTTGATTTAAATAGAAATATTCAATATAGGAGAGTATCCAATGATACCACATTATCAGGTTCAAGTGATAAATTTCTAATTACAGAAAAAGTAGCATTTACTAAACTACAATCACTAAAACCAGATAGAGATTATTTAAGAAAATCATTCGTGCATACAGGTAGTTTTATTAATTCAACCACATCAAGTTTTAACGCAATTACAGCGTCAGCACCATCAAATTTATCAACTACAAATGAAAATGATTTTATGTTTTTTATAAATGGTATGTTGGTTGAAAATAATGCATTGACAATTAATCAAAAAACATCAACAAATTTAGAATTACGCCTTGATTCAAGTGAATTAGGATATACATTAGAAGTATCAGATGAGATAATTGGGTTCGGTAAATTTAATAGTTAGATATTTATATATAAGAGACTACTATGGCAAAAACAAAATCAAAACAACTAGCAAATTTATTAACATTTACAACGGCGAGTATTGATGTTGTAAGTGGTTCTTTGATACCCGATGCTGCTAATTTATATAATATCGGTAGTGCTACACTACCATACAATAGTGGTTCATTTCAAAACTTAGATGTAGCATCAACAGGACAGGTAAAAATAACAAATTTATTTGTGTCAGACATAAGTAGATTTACAGGTTCAATCGTATTAGATGAACAAACCACATCACCAACCGCACAAGAGGGTGGATTGATGTATAGTGGTAGTAATTTTTACTTAGGTTTTGATTAAAATTTAGTTTTGTTATATTTATAATTAGAATTAAAATATCGTCATATAGGAGATAAAAAATGGCAAGTTGGAAAAAAGTAATAGTCAGTGGTTCAGCCGCAGAACTATCATCTTTAACATTAGACACTGCTTTACCAGTCGCACAGGGTGGTATAGGAGCAACATCTTTAACAGATAAAGCAGTATTGATTTCACAGGATAGTAGCACAGACGCAGTTGGTGCATTAGCATTAACAACAAACGGAAGTATAATTGTTGGTGGTTCAGGTGGACCAGCAGTAGAAGCAGCAGCAGATGTTGCAGGAACTGGTTTAACCGCAGTTACAGGAGATGGAACATTAGTAATTAATGTTGATGCATCTCAGACGGGAATAACATCAGTCGGTACATTAGGTACCGGTGCCATTTCAAGTGGTTTCGGAAATATTGATAATGGAACATCTACTTTAAACACAGGTAATACAACTGTTGATAACTTTACAAATAATTCAGCAGTAGCATCGTCACACATTACAGGTTCATTTACAGGTTCTTTTGTAGGTGATGGTAGTAACTTAACAGGAACAGCATTAGACATTGACGGACTTGACGCTGGAACTTCATTACATCAAACACAAGATACTTTTGTATTTTCCGACAATGGAACAGAAAAGAAAATTACATTTAGTAATGTAGAAGACGCAATTTTTGGAAATGTTAGTGGAGACGCAACCATAGCAGCAGGTGGTGCATTAACAATCGCAGCAAACTCAGTTGAAGGAACAATGTTAAATACAAATTCAGCAGATACTTCAACATTAGAATTATCAAGTGATACATTATCAGTATTGAAAGTTCCTAACGCTATTACCGTTGATAATGCAACAATCAAATTAGATAGTGGAACAACATACGACGGAAGTGGAGCGAAAACAATATCCATTAAAGACGGGGGTGTTGACGCTGACGCATTAGCAGCCGCAGTAGCAGGAGATGGTTTAACTGGTGGTGGAGGTTCTGCATTAGCAGTTGGAGCAGGAACCGGTATTGATGTTTCTTCGAACGCTATCGCAGTTGATGTATCGGACTTTATGACCAATGGTAGTAATAATAGAGTTTTAACCGCAACCGGAACAGACGGACAGAACGCAGAAGCAAATTTAACTTTTGATGGTTCAACATTAATCGTTAATGGTAATTTAGAAGTAGCAGGAACACAAACAACTGTCAATTCAACAAACTTATTAATTGAAGATAGATTTATTTTATTGAATAGTGGTTCAACCGCATCCGGAGATGGTGGTTTCTTAGTCGGTAGTGGTTCAGCATATAGTGCATCAGCGTTTGTATTTGATGACTCAGAAGATAGATTTGGTGTTCAGATTGATACACAATTAGGTTCTACCGCAGTAGCCTCAGCACCTGAGGCATACACAAGTCTATATGTTCTAAATGCAAACACAGGTTCAGCAACCTATAATGTAAAAGGAAATATTAGAATAGACGATAGCAACGAGGATATTTATATTTATTCATAAAATTAAAAAAGGGTTATTATGGGAATAATGGACAAGTTTGAAGATGACAATAATGGTGTCAATTTAACAAAAGATGAAACAGAATTTCTTTTGTTCTTAATACAGGAAAGTATGATACCAGGAAAAAAACTACTTGAAGCAGTAAAAGTAGTTGAAAAACTTCAAGATAATTATAAAAAATTAAGTAAATAACTTTATTGGCCTTGTGTGGCAACAAGGAAGTGGGCCGAATAGGTAACCAACCATAAGGAGAAAAATTAAATGCCAAGTTGGAAAAAAGTAGTAGTATCGGGCTCATCAGCCACTTTAAATGAACTTACCACATCTGGTAATGTAACCGCTGGTGGAACATTAACAATATCAGACGGAACACCAACATTAAATTTCTACGATACTGATGATTCAGCAATTAGAGGATTTATCCAATGGGACGGAACAGCAGGTTCAATTGATTCTGACTCAACACTCACTTTACGAGCAAACAATACAGCTGGTGCAAGAATACAATTAACAAACGCAAATGGTATTACACAATTTTATAATGGTTCTACTGCTTATGCACAACTTGATGGTGGTGGAACAGACTTAGAATTAAAAAGTTTAGTATCCAACGCAACATTTACTCTACGAGGAAACGATGGTGGTAGTGAAATTGATATGTTGTCATTTGATGTAGCAAATGGTGGTAATGCACAATTCTTAAAAAATATATCAGGTTCTCAAATAGAAGCAAGTGGAGATGTTATCGCATTTGGTTCATCAGACGAAAGACTTAAAGACAACATTACACCAATATCAGAACCACTATACAAACTATCAAAAGTTGGTGGTTATACTTTCGATTGGAACGACAAACAAGATACATACAAAGGACACGATGTCGGAGTAATCGCACAAGAAATAGAAGAGGTTTTACCACAAGTAGTCACTACACGAGGTAATGGATACAAAGCAGTTAAATATGAAAAAATCGTTCCATTATTAATCGAATCAGTCAAAGAATTAAAAAGAGAAGTTGATGAAATCAAACAAAAATGTGATTGTTTGAACAAATAACTTTATATTTATTACTAAACCAAACAGGAGTTATAATGACTAAAAAATCAAAACAAATTACCTTAACACAAGAAGAAATCAATTCAATTGTTGAATTACAAAACTCTTATGTTGGTGTAAGAGATAATCTTGGTTCACTGGAAATAGCAAGATTTAAAAGTGAGCAAGAGTTAGAAAGTATTTCTAACCAAAAACTTCGTTTAGAAAACGAATATTCTAAACTAAATTCAACAGAAAAAGAATTAGTTGACAATCTTACCAAGAAATATGGACAGGGAAACCTTGACTTATCCACTGGTATTTTTACACCAACTAAATAAAAAATATAGGTTAGTCAGTATATTTTGAGTTTTGTAAATGATATTTATATTTACGATATAACCTAATTAGGAGAAATAAAATGGCAGAAAGAATCGTAAGTCCTGGTGTTTTTACCAACGAAAAAGATTTATCTTTCTTACCACAGGGGATTTCAGACATTGGAGCAGCATTAATTGGGCCTACACAAGACGGGCCAGCATTTGTTCCAACAGTTATTAGAAATCTTAGTGAGTTTGAAGAAATCTTTGGTAAAGAAGACCAAGACTTTTATGTTCCATTCACAGCGAAGCAATATCTTCGTAGTGCTGGGACAGTAACAATCGTTCGTGTTTTACATATTGGAGGATACCAAAATCAGGAAGTAGTGATTTCGGCAGCAAGTTCTTCAGTAACAGGAAGTGTGAACGACAGAACAGTTTTAGCAGTATTAAAGCCTTCAAAGGGGGCAGACAATGTTGACACGTTCCCATTATCATCATCAAATGGACAATATAATGGTAATGGAACATTCAATAGTTTTTCATTAAGACTACCTACTGACTCATCAGGTACATATAAAAACTACACACTATCCTTTAACACAGGTTCAGCCAATTACATTGGTAAAGTGTTTAGTGAAAATCCACAAGATACAAGTGAGGCAATATATTTAGCAGCTAACTTTGAATTTACCCAAACAAATGGATTCAATCATAGTTCAGCTTCATTACACGTAACAGCATCAAAAGAAGTAGCTATTCAAAGTGATTTCACACACGATTACGCAGTTGCAACAACACCATCTATTACATCACAATTAATTAGTGGAGATAGAACAAACTTATTTAAAGTTAACACTCGTTCACACGGAACAAACCAGAACTCTAAATACAAAATTGGTATTACTGATGTTAAAACACCAGCAAATGTACCAGGTAGTGATTATGGTTCTTTTGGTTTACAAGTGATGATTAATAATCCAGGTGAAACTGACGACGGAACGGTTTTAGAATCATTCCAAAACTTAAATCTTGATGAAGATTCACAGAACTACCTACCAAGAGTAATTGGTGATAGATATGTAACTATTGATTCAAATGGTAAACTTACCTATAATGGTGATTATCCAAATAAATCAAAATACATTTATATTTCTGATTATAGTAATCTTGAAGGTATTTCAGAAGACTTAGTTCCAATGGGATTTGGAAAACTACTTTTACCGTTTGAGGACAAATCAGATGCTTCCGGTTCAGTATCCTTTCCATCAGCTCAATTTAAAGCATTAGATGGAAGTGCTAATTTATCCGGTCAGCAAAATTCAAGAGGTACATTTGACAGAAATGTTTACTATGGATTTGATTTTGCAAATAATGATAATAAGCAATATTTAGCACCAACACCTGCAAATGCTACAACTGGTAGTAATATTACGATGAGTTTAGAAAACTCATTTGGTAATGATGACGCATCAGAGTTAGGAGCAACATACGCAAGTAGTTCACAATTAATCACTTTAACAAACTCAGCTTTCCAACAAAGAAAGTTTGTAGTTCCGTTTCAAGGTGGTTTTGACGGGGTAAACCCAGCGAAAGCAAGAAATACCGGTACTGATATAACAGCGGCAAACACACAAGGATTTGATATAACAAATTCAACTTCAAGTGGTTCAGTTGTTTATAAGAGAGCAATTAATGCAATTTCTAATCCAGATGAATTTGATATTAACTTGTTGTCAACACCAGGTATAGTTCACTCTTTACACTCACAAGTAACAAATCACGCAATAGACAAAATAGAATCAAGAGCAGACGCATTCTACATTATGGATGGTTCACCTTATGGTGCAACTATTCAACAAGCGATAGATAATGTATCTTCACTTGACACAAACTATGTCGGAACATATTATCCTTGGGTTAAAGTCTTGGATAGTGTGAAAAACAAACCTACTTGGGTTCCACCTTCAGTAGTTCTACCAGGTGTTTACGCAAACAATGATAGAATTGGACAAGAATGGTTCGCACCAGCAGGTTTAAATCGTGGTGGTTTAACAGAGGTATTAGAAGCAGAAACAAGACTAACCAACGCCGAAAGAGATGATTTATACGAAAATCGTATTAATCCAATCGCATCTTTCCCAGGTCAAGGTGTAGTAGTGTTTGGTCAGAAAACTCTACAAGGAAAACCAAGTGCATTAGACAGAATTAATGTAAGAAGATTGTTGATTAACTTGAGAAAGTTCATCGCATCTACATCTAATTTCTTAGTATTTGAACAAAATACAGACGCACTAAGAGGTAGATTCCTTAACATAGTAAATCCTTATCTTGAACAAGTTCAAGCAAACTCAGGACTTACAGCGTTTAGAGTAGTAATGGATGAAAGTAATAACACACCAGATGTTATTGATAGAAACCAATTAGTTGGTCAAATCTTTATCCAACCTACAAGAACAGCAGAGTTTATAGTATTAGACTTCGTAGTTCAACCAACAGGAGCAGCATTTCCAGAGTAATAGGAAATAAACTATAAGAAAAACCCCCAAGAAATTGGGGGTTTTTTGTTATGATATGGGAAATAAATCTGCAGATGATTTACACCAAATCACCAAAGGTTGTTTCTAATATCGTGAAACACTACAT